ATCTTCCAACTTCACGGCGAAGTGTCTCCATAGGATACATACGCCCATTGCGGTTTTTGATGTTTCCTTGCAAGAAAACACCTTCAATATAAAGTTGCTTCTTGCCACCTTTGTTTTCGACAAGAAACTCAACTGATTCGATTTCTTCTGTGATGAGTTTCATTAGGAAATACCGCTTGTTTGGACTTGAATGAGTTGAATGTTTGTTCCTGTTCCACCAGCTTTGGCAGAAACTTTGAGCGAGTTTCTTATTTCGGCACCGCTGAATGTTGCTGTTGATGCACCACTTACAGTATCAGAAGAACTATCATAAGTAATGACGGCGCGAGTAGAAAAATATCCTGGTTGAGAGGAAGCGTTAACTAAAATTCTTTCTACCGCAGCGTGTGAGAAGTTGAGAGAACTTGGAGTGACACCAGTTAATGTAACAGTATCACCAACATTGAAAGTGCAACCAGTTCCTTCTGGAAAATGAAGAGTGGTTGAGGTTCCAGTAGTCAAACCAATAACTGGTTGTGACTTAGGTGTTAGTGAAAGAGTATCAGATGTATTGCTAAGAATTACATAATCCGTATCAGTTGCTGTTGGATCTGTTCCAATAGCAACATTGACATCTTCTGTCCCAACTGCACTAATTCTAAGAGAATCACATCTCACAGAAAATGCTTCGGATGTACTAATTCCATTTGCACTAGCAAAATATGTACCAGTGCCCACAATTGGATTATGAGCCATTACTCCTCCTCTGATTCGGTTTCGGTTTCAACTTCATCATTACCAAAGAGGGAATTGGCAGCACCTGGTCTCAGACTATCAACTCTTTCTGCTGCTTTTGCATACAGAATTTCTTTGAGTTTGTCAGAAACATCAGATGGAGACTCACCACTCACCATCAAATCCATTAATTCTTCCATGTTCTAGAATGTATTAATACTATATTTATTTATATTTCTCCACCTTCGGGTGCTTCAGTTTTCTTTCCTTGCTTTTCAAGGTCTGGTTCCATTACAGGTTGACCTAAATCTGGACCAGTTCCAACTGCCCCTTCTTGTGGCATTCCTGGTTGCATACCATCAACTGCCATTGCTGCTTCAAGAGGATCAACGATGATTCCATCCTTGATTTCTTGTTCGATTTTTGCATCCTCTTCCAAAATATCAGCATCAGTTTGGCGGATAATCTTACGGCGAACATAATCCTGTGAGAAGTATTTGCCAACATAAGGTTCTGCAGTAGCTGCCAGATTGATTCTATTCTCCATGAGTTCTGCTTCTTTCAATTCAGCAAAGTGATTGTCATAGAGGAAATCAAACTGAATATGCTCCGACATCATTTCCCAATCTTCGGGAGTAACAATGTTTTTCAAAAGTAATTGAGTTCTCAGCATGTCAAGGAACATCGCTGAGAATCTTTTTCTTAAACGACCAACAAACTTACTAAACTTAAGTTCGTCTCTCAAAATCTCAGAAGAACGTCCAAGGTTAAATCCACCATCACCTTCAATGCGAGAGATAGGAACATTCAGTGACTTGTAGAGTTTCTTCTTGAAATACTCAACGTCAGTCAGTTCGCCAAGATTTTGTCCACCAGGAAGAGTTGTAATTTCTGTACCACGACCACCTTCTCTACGTGGTAACCAGAAGTCTTCCATCATGGACATAAACTTCTTATCATCACGGATCTCACCAGTGTTGGCATTGTATACCAACTTATTACGGTAACGTGACATCACATCACGCAGATATTGCTCTGCTTTTACCTTAGGAAGATTACCAACATCAATATAGAAGATTCTACGCTCAGGTGCTCTACTTAAACGATAGATGACAAGAGAGTCTTCAATCATTCTCAATTGATTGAGTGCTTTGATTGCTTTGTGAAGATACGAAAGAGTTGAACCCTTGTTTCTATCTACAAGACCAGAGGTGCAATATGCGATAGAATCTTTTGAGAACCTAACACCCTTCTGATCTTGTGATGCAGCAGGATTTCCAACAGGATAGTTGAGTTTAGGAGTATAAACAAAGTATTCTTCAATTTCTGGGAATGCCATGTCAATAGAATTGACAGATTCTTTTCTTGCGGTTACACCAAAATCTTTTGATGTTTTCTTTGCATGACGCACAAACTTCATCTTTGTTGCGTCAATATAACGAAGTTCTTTGATTCCCTCTTCTGGTTTCTTTAAGTCAATGACTTTATGATAATAAAGTCTTCCATCGATATACCAGTTACGATAGATTTCATGAGACTTTTTATCAAAGTCCAAAAGATCTTTAATAGATTTGAACTCTTCTCTTATAATCTTCTTAATTCCTTCTGAAGCATTGAGATTTGACAGTTCAATTTCAACTGGACTGTCATTAAGGTCGCTTACAATTGCTTCGTTTACAATATCTTCGATGGCACTATCCACTTCTGGATGAAGTGCCATCTCTCTATAACGACGAATAAGTTCAACTTCGTTTTTATATGTTCCTTCTATGTCAACGTAGGATCCAAAAAATCCAGACGTAATATAGTGGTCATTCCCGTCCTCGTTTGAAGGAGGAACAGGACTGACCACTGATTTAGATTCTTGTTCAGAATCTTCAATAGAAAAACCGAAAAGTTTTGCCATTATATTGTTGTGACTTGATTATTAACTATTTAGTTAAGTGCGCCAGGACCATTAGCGATTTCAAAGTATTGAACTTGGAATTCAACAGTAAACTCTTCGATCGTGTCACTTGTATCATAAGAAAGGGCAACCTCAGAAATGTTCGTTGGGAAGATATCGTAGAAACGATATGATCTCAATACATTTGCTTTAGTTCCAGCTACTCTGCCAGCACCAGCATCAGGAACAGCAGTAGTTGTTTCGATTTGACCACCAGATCCTTTACCTAACTGGTAGACATAAGCGTCAACCATGTAACTGTTAGGATTAGATGCGCCAGTGTAGTTAGACAGTTTGTTGATACCATTCATCCACTGTTCCATCGCATGACGAATTCTAAAGTCTTCGTCATTGATGATAGTGAGGGTCCAGGGATCAAAGGTTCTATCACCAGCAACTTTCAGAATACGACCTCTGAAAGGAACATCAACAGAAGCAGTGTTAGATGCTGGAAGGTTGGCAGACTTGCACATGAATGTAAGATCCTTCAGCATTTCACCGTCCTTGGTTACATAACCAGGGAACTCAGGAATGGTTACTTCAAATAGATTGGGGCGGGCACCGCCCCCCTTAAGTACAGACTTAAAGTTTGAAATAGTTTTAATTTGAGGGGATTCAGCCATTGTTCGTTACTCTCCGTGGAATCTTCGTAAAGGGGTTATCAAACTCTACCAGCGACTTCCTCAAAGGAGACACCCGTGCGAGTAGCAACGAATGTGAGGGAGACATAGTTGATGGACTTGGCGGGCTTCAGGAAGATGTCCGCTCTAAACTCATTGTTGTCAATGACATCAGGAGTGTTGTTTGTCTCGTCGCAAATGACCAGGAAGTCATAGATACCTCTCTTTGCCTGAACATCGCGGAGATAAGGTTCTACGATGTTAACAAAGTTGGTTCTGGTAATCTCATCATTGAGTTCAAACAATTGCGCTTTAGCAGCACCCTCTAAGGCTTGCTCTACAGTCAGGAAGAGTCGCCTTACGTTGATTCTATCGAACGCGGAGGCATAACCAAGGGCAGTCTTATCACCAAAGAGAAGAATGCCGATACCAGGTTGGAAAGAAATAGAGTTAACTCTTGCTTGATACAGTTCGTCTCTCTGGTTCTTGCCAGGATTGTATGCCAGTTTAACGGCATTGTTCAATACACCGCGCTGCTGACCAGCGGGTGAGAACCATGGGAACGCTCTAAGGTTAGTGCGAACCATAAGACCAGCAACGTCAGCATTCGTTGGAATGTAACGGAACTGGTTGTTGAAGCGGTCATAAGTGTACTTATAACCAGAGTCGATGACACCGTAAGAAGAAGACTTAATGCTGTTGGCAAACTTGATGATGTTTTCGGTCTGAGTGTCATCATCGTTTACACCAACGACACCACTTCTGTGAGGAGAAACAACTGCCATACAGTCTTGTCTCTGCTCAGCAATAGAGATAAGTCTATTTGCTTTAGATTGCGACTCTTCGATGCCGTTGATCGATGGACCCATGATCAGGAAATCTACATCCTCTTTCTCCTTGTCGCGGAAGAGGTTGTAAGAAGTGATCAGATCACCAAGAGTTGCCTTCATTCCATTTGATCCAGAGTAATCAACACCAACACTCAATCCATAACCTACGTTACCGATTGCGGAATAAGTGATGCCCTGTGCTTTTTGACCCCAGAGACCTTCGGATGTGGTGTAAGGAACGAAATTAGTTGAGAAACCAGTCGCTCTAGGAACTGTGCCCCAATAAGTATCTTCATCGGAAGATGCATTAACACCAGCGTAGACGTATTCAGAGAAGTCTGCGAGGAAGTCCTTATACCAGATCTTCTGAGGAGCATTTACAGAAGATACCGTGTCAACTGCCTTAGACAGTGAAGAGAACTTCTCAACAATATTGCCTTGAATACCAGTTACAGCACCCTCGTCATCAACGATACAGATGTTGATACCATCGTTGTAACCTTGACGCTCAGTAACATAGTTGTTGGAAACTGGTTTTGGAGCAATGCTCTTCCAGAAGACATCGCCATTGTTGATCAGGAGTTTTTGCTGATCATACCAGTCAACAGCAGTTACAGCAGAAACACCAGATCCAGTTACAGTGCCAGCACTGTTTTTAAAGACCAGGGAAGTGTCGTCTTGATAGGTGCTACCAATCGAGATTGAAGCAGAATCGGAATTCTTTTGGTAAGAAATTAAAGTTTCCGTAGCACCTGCACCAACTGCATTGACGCGAGATATCCACTTAACATCGAAGGTTGATTCTGAACCATCAGCGTCAGTTGAAACGCCAGTAACGATACCCTTAATAAAACCAGTGGTGATCGTAGAGATAGTGCCAGTGGCAACATCAGGAACAACCAAATTAGTCAGTCCAACGGTAACACCATAACCAACAGTGATACCAATACCAGCAAGACTGGTGGTGCCAACACCAACGGTTTGGTCAGCAATATCATCGATGTAGCAAACCTTTAATCCATTTGCCCAAGAACCAGGGTTCTTTGCAGCATAAGTCCAACCGGTATCAGTTTGATAGTTATCCTTATAATCGTCGTAGTTTTTGATCTTCAGAGATAGATCTGAATATTGATCGTTACCAGCATTGGCGTTGTTTAAAGATGAACCGTCAGTTCTAACAACTTTGAGGACACCGCCATAGCTCAAGAAAGAACTAGCAGACATCCAATACTCATACTGAGCATCAGTGCTGATTGGTTTTCCAAATACTTCGATTAACTCTTGCTCTGTTTCAATGGTATAAGGATCGTCAACTGGTCCTTTTTGGAAGGGTCCACAAATAGCGCCGATATTATCAACGACGTTTTCTGCCCTACCTACAGTGAGATCAACCTCTCTGATAAGTACACCAGGAGACAATAACGCTACTGCCATTTCTTTCTCCTTAGATCTGTTAAAGTCTAAGATTATTTATAAATTATGGTTATTTAGAGGGGGTAAACTGGACGTGAACGACTTACCAGTCTGGATATTCCCATTCTCTATGATAATGTATCCTTTTTCTTGTCTCTAGTACTCTCTTTTTAGTGCATTCCTTACACTCATATGAATATGATGAAGGGACAGAACCTTTGTCTTTTCGAGTTCTATAAAAATCCTCTAATATATTTTTCTTCTCTCCACAAGTCCTGCACTTTCTTTCATTGAAGAGAACATGTTCAAGTGAAAATTGATCTTCAATATTCATCAAATTGATTCTCTAGGATTAAACGAAAAAAATTATCTCTCATTGCAATAAGATTCTGTTGCTCTTCTGGATCTCCACCAGACCAATTTTCACATGCTAGAGACAGTCCTCTATGAATACAGCGAATGCCATGAATGTTCAATTCAATTGATATATATCCGTCGTTTTCCGTCATGATAAGTAATCCCACATAAAAGATCTATCACCATACTCATCAGCATACCATCGGTCACCATCAGCGTCAACAAAACTACTGTCTCCTAGTCCATCATCCATAAAACCGAATGGTGCCATGTCCTGTTCAATTTGATTTTTTTGTTCTTCATACAGTCTCTTTCTAACATCCTGGTCAGTAAGTTCTTTAAAGTAGTCTTGTGCTACCAACCAAGCATAGATGACAAGACACATAGCAAGGTCATCATTACAACCGTCTTCTGCCTCAAAGGAATTACTCTTTGAAATAAAAGTAGTCAATTCACTTATAACTTCATAATCTTTGAATAGTAGTTTATCTGCTTCGATTATTGTTTTGAGGTTGAGTGATCCAACTTTCTTTACAGTTTTAGACATCTTCACACCTAACTGTGTCTTCTTACCGGAGAAACCTTGTCCAACAATCTGCCCTGCTCTACCTCTCATAGAACACATCAAGAGGTTTTGATACTCAAGGTCATATTGTAGAATACTCGCCACTTGATCTCCAATGTCATTCACCTCACATAAGACAAATGCATCATTGTATGCTTTGCAGGTTTCCCAGATAATATTTGGGAATAGCATTGGTTTGATATCATTCTTTCTATATTTTGCTACAAGTTTGTGAGGGAATGATGTGATGTCAACTAAAATAAATGCCGAATAGTCTTCACCAACTCCTCTCGCAACGTCAACTGTGCAAACATAATCATGATCTTTGATTGGTTCTTCATAAACGTCCAATCCTTTGTTTGATTTTATAGGAGAATCATAAACTAGACTCCTAAGTTTTCCTGGTGCAATCAGAGTATCAACAGATCCTAAAAACTCACATTCAAACTCAACCTTAAACTGCTGTTCACTGGTGTTCTTGACTGTTTGTTCTCGCCACTTCTCATCTCTACCAGGAACTTCTGACCAGTGAACCTGAGTAGGAACATATTCACTTGCACCTCTTTCCGCATCATGCCACATGCGATAGAAGTGGTTCATACCCTTGGGGGTAGAAACAATAATAATCTTGGTTGATTTACCAGATGAGATCGTAGGATAAACTGAACTAAAGAAGTCGTCTGCAATATGATTTGGAACGAACGCAAATTCGTCCAAGAACAAAATATTAAATGTCATACCACGAACGGCAGCAGCAGATGTAGACGCTGCAAGAATCTTACTACCGTTCTCTAGCTCTAGACTACCTTTGTTCCATGCAAGAATACCCTGCTGCATCCATCTCGGTAAGTTTTCATATGCAGTTTGAAGACGTGCAAGAAGGTCTCTAGCAGTGGATGCTTTGTTGGCAAGAATACCAATATTTACATTATCATTAAAAACTGCGTAGTGTAACAGATAAGATACAGACGTGGTAGACTTACCAGTCTGTCGAGGCATCATACAGATATTAAATCTATTTTCGTGGAATTTTCTAATTAAACCTTCCTGAAACTTCCACATTTTAAAAGGCACAAGACCTTCATCAACGTTAACAATCTTGATATAATTTTGAGCGAAATATACTGGATCCTGCTTACATTTGATAAACTCTTCAATTTGTTCAGCAGTAAACTCAATCTTTGTATTTGCTTTTTTTAGATTGGGATTACCTAAGTATACTTCTTGTGCCATATAAAATTCACCTGGAGATATACTTTATATATCTTCGTCTTTTTTGAACATATCAGTCATTCTCTCATGAAGAGATCCAAATCCAGTTTCTAAATCTCCCATTCTTTTTTCCCAAGTATCTCCACCATCTTCACCACGTCTAGGATTGATGCATTGGTGATTGCCCTGTTTATTGCAAACAAGTCCAGCAAGGTCTAACTCATCTCCTTTCTTGCCTGTGCCAGACCAATAGTGTTGTCCGTTAATCCAAACAGCACCACACTTGGGACACTCTGCTCTACTCATTGATAGATCAGAATACTCTCTATCTTCTCGGTCTCTCATTTTTTTAGTTTCTCGTAGTTGGATAGATGTAGATTGAATTGTTTTTTCAACCTTCTCGCCATAAACCACATTCTAGTCCTGACCCAAGCATAGCGCAACTGTAAGTCAAGGAAAACAAAAACACGCAGAGTGCCTTCGACACCTGCGTATGCAATCATTAATACTACGATTAATAATGTAAAATAAAGACCAATGATAGATGGATCCATTCAGGCACAGAGCTATGAGTTATAATAGTATCTATATGATACACTATCTCTTAACAATTTGTTTGTGTTGATTACTACACTAACGAGTTTCTCTCCACTGAACGGAGACATAAATTTCATTTGCAGTATTTGCTGTTAAGTTTTGAACAACAATTGCAAAAATATTACTATCATCACTATCTATATTCTGTGCAATATATGATTTCTTTGCTGATGATGGAGAAAGATTTATTGTACCAGATGCTTGTTTGCCTGATGGATTGTTAGCAGCAAGATATCCAGTTGATTTTGAATATGCGTCGGTTAAGTTGAAGTTTGTTCCAACACCAACATTATATTGGACACCAGAATAGTCACCATCAAAATCTATCCAAGTTCCGCCAATGATATTTGAACTACTTGGCATTCTGTATACATCAAACTTACAGGGTGCTGATGTAGAAAGAAGTTCTAAATCTGAAAGTCTAATAGTTGTTCTATTTGGATATCCATTAACAGTATCTTTTGCTCTGATTGCCATCACACATTTGATATGATTTGGAGCACTATTAGAACCAGGAAGAGAAATAGCACTTGTTACTCCAACAGAGAATTCAAAACCACTCTCTTCATATCCACCCTCACTTAGCACAGTAGAACAAATCTGCTGCATGGATGTAACACCAACAGCCGTATCTGTATTTCTTACTTCACAACGAATTGGAAGTGATGGTTGACTCCAATAGACATATTCCTCTACATTAGAGTGGTTAAACTCGTGACAGTAGATTAAATTGCCACCAATTACAAATCCACAACGAATTCTACCAACACCCAACCATTGAAAATCAGTTGCAAAAAGTTGTGTCTTTGTAAAATCAAGACTGACGCTGGAAATACCAACACCGTTCATAGTGTCTAAATTCCAACTGCTTTGATTAACAACAGTATCTGATGCAATACCAGAAACATAGTCCCTTCTTACAAGAGAGACTGTTCCGTCACCTTCCTGCTGGACAAATACTCCATTTCTATCATCAAAGTATCCTGTTCTTTTTACAGTATTTTCTCTTACATCATTAAAGTTAAAACTAGACAAAGCAAACTGGGATTTGCCTGGCATGTAATGGTGATACATTCTTGATTGATGTATCACATAATCAGTTGAACCTACGCCAACTACAAGAGATGCCGCTGCTTTGTTTTGAAGATATTCAACCGTGGATCCAGATCCAACTGTCTTACTTAAAATCTCTTCGTTCAGTCCGTATTGATGAGAATAATCTGCAAGAGTAAATGGTTCAGATGTCCTTGAACGTCCAAATGCATCATATCCACCACCACTTGAACCAGTTGATACACCACAATTTCCAATATTGCCGTACCTATCGGCACACATGAAAACTTCGTGGAGTGTTCTTTCTTGGTTTAGATAATCTTGTGTATTCTTATTCCACTGAGCCATAATTTATTCCCAATTTAACTTTCCTGGATGATATCTTTTTACGTCTGTAATTTTAACCTCTGGTTTTGGTTCCACAGGATAAATTCTTTGAACAATCGCACCAGGATATTCTCTTTGAAGTTGTTCTGCCAGTTCTTGAGTTGATGGAAGTCTCAGCGACTCTTTTCTCTCAAGTTTCATTCTATAGATACTACCCATCCAAACTACATCAGCAACATACTGGTTTTGTTCTTCGACTTCCTGACGAACTGGATCTGCTCCAACATTAAGAGTTCCGTTGAAGTCGCCGTGAATAGTTACGCTCTCGGAAAGAAACTGTTTAAAACTTTTCATATCAGCAATTCCAAGCTCTCAAACTTTTATTAATTCTGCTATCTGGATCAGATGCAGTTTTCTTTGAGGTCAGTTTCTTCTTCATACCCTTCATTCTTGCACAGAATGATGCACGACGAGGATTGCCGACTTTTTTAGAAGGTGCTTTGAGATCAGAACCAGGATTCTCTCGCTCATAGGACTTACGTCCTTTTTCGTTGAGTCCACCTTCTTTATTTTTACCTTCCTTTCTTGTCCAGGCTGCTGCCTCATTGACTCTAATAAGTGGTTGATTTGAATCAACTGTTGCTTTTATGTATTGAGTTACACGAGCATCAGGATAAAGTTTCTGAACAGCGTCAGTAACTTCCTGTTTCGTTGGGGTTTTAAGTGATGGGAAGAACAGTTGAACCATGTAGAATTTTCCTCTAAAGGTGAGGAAGACTCTCATCAACTGACCATTTTCACGGGGTACAGTAACAGCCTCAGTGATAGGTGAACTATTTGCTTGTCCAGATCCATTTTCAACCTCCTCTTTTTCGCAGCGGTTGTAGGTCTTACCGAAGAGTTTCTGCGTGCCTACCTTCTTATAACCCTTCCAGCACTTCTTACCTGCTTCATTGATTTCAATGGCATCAATTGCTTCCAGAGCAGCAATCTGTGAGGGCGTAAACCCCTCTTTCTTAGTACTATTACCCCAATTAGAAGCACCAACCTTACGGCACTTTACAAGGGCACCAGAGGCGTATGCAGAAGGCCATACCTTATAACGTGACTTGACCTTATGATAACAAGCGTCCTTTTCGCCTTTTGCTTCGTTTACAGTTTCCTCAGTTTTCACGTTAATTGCCTTCCCTGAACGATTTGGATTTGGATCTTTACGATTCTTACGACGGAATGCTGCCTCTTCCTCATCTTTAGAAAGAGCACGTTTCATTTTACTAGAACCACATTTTGGTTTGGTAGTTTGTCCTGGTTGCCTAGCACAAGGTTTTCCAGCATATTTACCACCAAGTTGAACCCAACCAGGTTTACCGTCAGAAGACTTACTCTTACTGAACCAATCACGCAAAGATGAGTCTCCGCTCTTGCTTGCCATATGTAAAAGGTATCCTCTTTCTATTTAGACTTTTATTGCTGTATAAAGCACTTTATGCGTTGTTGATGAAGAACTAGCAGCATATGCAAGCAATTCTAATGATCCACCAGGTTGAAGAGTTGCACCAAATGTTGCTATTCCACTTGAAGTTTCTAACTTTCCATATTCTGTCATATAAACATCTGTTCCATCGTGAATCACTTGTATATTAGTTGATTGATATTTTGATCCCTCTGTCGATTGTATTTGATATGAAGCAGATCTATACGTTACATAAGGAATACTAGCCACAGAAGTACCAGTGGTTGTTGTAGTTGTCGTTATACCAGAGAAATAACTACCCGCCGACAAATCAATGGATAATGCCGTGACAATTCCAGTAAAGTTAGCGTTACCACCTCCATCTATTTTTGTTCCTTCTATTGCAATACTTGACTTATTGATTACAACATCATCTTCATCTCCAATAATAATCCTATCATTATCTCCATCAATGGTAATGGATGCTGTGCCAACTGTAAGTATTCCTGTTACTCTAGCATCACCATCAACTAAAAGTGTTGTGGCACCGATGCCCATATGGATTGTTCCAATACCAGCATTAAATGTAGAAACTCCAGTTGCATTGATACCACCTGCTAAAACATCAATACCAGTTCTCGCGGTGACAATTCCAAGGGAGTCTACATTTGTTACGTCATCATAAGTGATTGTTCCTGCAACAGAAATATTTCCAGTTACTTCTGCATCACCAACAACATATAGAGAAACTCCTGATTTTGCAGAAGTTGTCGCAATACCAACTGACTTAGTTGTATTAATGCCAACATCTGTTACTGCCCACGTACCAGCAGCACCAACAGCTTGTCTACCATTCCTCCATTTTCCTGTGAGAATATCATAATTAAGAACATCTTGGTTCTGCAAATCAGAATCATTAATTTCAACGTCATCAAGATCTTTGACAAATCCAGCACCACCGCCACCCATCGTTGAGAGTTGGGTTTGGATACGATTGATGAAGATTCTGTAATGACTTGCAAGATCTTTTAGAGTAGCAAAATTTTGATCCATCGGAGTGAGTGGATCTTGACCAGAACCAATGCTTTCAGATTCCTCAGGTGGTTCATTGAGAAGATAATTCTCTTGTAGATTTTCTACCTTCTCTTGTCTTACCTGAATCTGTTCAACAATTTCTCTCAGACTCTCGAAATTTTTGAGTTCCTTTCTAATTTTATTGAGTTCTTCCTCATAATATTTTGGTTTAGGGAGATCACTGAGTTTTGTTTTGAGTGAGTCTACCTCTTCATCGAGTTTATTTCCAATAGATTCAAACTTTTCATTCAAAGAAGTTTGAAGTCGTTTTGTAGTTTCAGCAGTTACTTCTTCTAAATGATCTATTTTATTTTCTATTTGATCAGTAATTACAATTTCAAATTCTTTTTGATTCTCTTTGAGTTTCTTTTGTAACTTCCAAATGATATCAGATTGTTCTTTCAGTTGATCATAAATTTGATCTTTGAGAGAACTTACTCTGTCATGTACGCTTTTAAAATCTATTTTTGATTCAAAAACAAAAGTATCTTTTTCTTCTTGAATTCTATTTAATTCATCTTCAATACGAGATGAAAGTGTCTCTACACAATCTTTGATTGATTTAAATCTTTCATCAACCGTATTGAAAGTTTGTCCAACCCAAGTAAAGTCTGGAACTTCGCTTACTTTTTCAATCCAAGTAGGAAAAGTTGGAATCGAATCTTTGACTGACTGAACCGATTCTCTAATCGTTTCAAGTTCTTCCTCATAATATCTTACTTCTGGGACGACAGGAATTGATTCTCTTACATTATCAATAATTTCACAAATTGCTTCAAGTTCTTTGTCATATGTTTTGATCTCAGGTATTTCTGGAATGCTTTCTCGTACATCATTAATCAAACGCAAAACTTCACCCCATTCGGGTGCTTGAATAACGTCAGTTACTTCAATTTTTGGTTGTCCCTCGGCATCATCAATTATCTGTGTTTCTTCTTCTACTTTCTCTTCTTCCATCTCAATAAATTCATCAACCGAAGGAAGTTCTTCGATCTGCCCTACGATATCCTCAATAGATGGTAATTCGTTATTATGCTCTTCGGGCATTTTCATTACAGTTTTATCTATTTATTTTGACTTTTTTGCGCGTCTTTTAACATCTTGGTTAAATCGGCAGTTGAACCAACAAATAATGCATTTGTCACATTAGTAGGACCTTTTGATACAGACTCTTCTTCTACATCCTTTAATTTCTTTTGAAGATCCATTAATTTGTCAGTGGCATCAGAGACACTTTTAATCAACTGACCAGCAACTTCATATGCTCTAGGCATTTCACTTTCTTGTGCCAGTTCAATGATTCCATTGATTGCCTCTTGACCCTTTTCAATTATGCTATAAAGATTGCCTCTTGTATATTCATAATCTTTTCTCACCTCACTTTTATCTCTATCAGCAGGAGGTTTTACAATCTTTGCTTCGTTTGTGCTTTTTACGATGTCACTAGCAACATCAAATGTCTCGTCTAGTTCTTCAAATTTCATGACATGTCACCATCAAAGTTTTGGAAGAAAGATATGGTCTCATTGAATCCAAAGTCGTCCCCAACTTCAATGAGAGCATCATCAGCAGCATCTAGTATATTTACACCAGATCCCTTAACGTGTGCAACAGCAGTAGTTCCATCTTTACCTCTTTGAACTTTAATATTGTTGCCTTCAATAGATTCAATGTACAACTCTTCATCGTTAATAGTAACATAAGTCTCTGCGCTAAATGGAGCAGTATCCGTTAGAGTCAGAGTGGTTTCAGTTATATCAATGTCTTCATCGAGATATGCTGATGCATCACCAACATAATTAACTGTTGCTCTTGGTGTTACACTGTAACGAAGTTCTCTTTTTGGATTCTTAGTATCCAAGTTAGTCATATAATTAAGAGTAGCCTTTTTGATAACACCAGTTGTTTGATCAGGAACAGGACCGAACAGGTAAGTTTTTGCTGTAAATTTCAAATTATAGATCAGTGCTCTTCTTGTAGAAAAATCACCCTCATAATCATCGGTAAAAGTTATAGAATCTAATATAATTGGAATATCTCTTTTTTCGTTAATCTCACCCACTAAAGTTACAGTAACATTATATGATGGTTGAAAATATGGAAGAATTTGCTCTACAATTTGTAGAGCATCGTCGTTTAACTTAGTCATAATACTAAGTTCAAAATCCATGTTATAAGGCACAGGCATATATGCCTTTTTAATCGTTTGTGAAGAACCTACTTTTTTTGACAAAAATGTTTGTGTTTGTGAAACCTTCCTTGAAGGATCATACGTCAAACCAGTAAATTCAAATGACATCCTTGGAAGAGACAAAGATGTTGGTTTATTTAAATTTGGTTGCTGCTCAAGACGTGCCAAAAATTTCTGAGTTGGACCATATGCCAAAGGAACTTTCATCACACTTACAGTATTGTCGTTACTGTCAGTATGTTTGATAGTGATGTTGTTGAACAAAGTTCCAAAGGCAATAACAGTCCTTCTTAGAACCTCATTGTAAAAATACTCAAACATTTTCCTACAACTTATATGTTAACTATTTAACACTTTTATGCTTCGCCAAATGGATTTCTTTGAGTCCAGTCAATAATTGCATCTGCCTCTCTTTGAATATTATCATTGTCTGCAAATGTATCTAGTAGATCATCTGTATTTGTAACCTTCAAAATATAGGAAGAACCAGATTCTGAACCAGTGATTGTTTCGCCATATGTAAAGGTTCCAGATGCAATAGAAACCCTAAGCGTGTTATTTGAAGCATCCCATTCTTTAACTCTTGCTTGAGTTCCAGAATTGCCACCAGTTACGATTTCGTTGAAAATAAAATCTCCTGATCCAATCAAAGAAGGATCGCTGATCGTAATTGTTGGGGATACTGTATATCCATAACCAGCATTTGAAATTCTAATCGCAGTTATGGTTCCAGCAGAACTTACAATTGCCTCACCAAGGGCAGTTATACCAGTTCCAGGAGAACTAAATGTGACAGTTGGAGTTGTGGAGTATCCAGCACCACCGCTGGTAATTGTTACAATACCAACACCACCTGTGGTGGCAATGCCCACCGTTGCAGCAGCACCTGCTCCTCCGCCACCGACGAACGCAATTGTTGGTGGCACAGTATATCCAGCACCAGGATTAGTGAGAAGAACTTCTCTAATAGAAGATGCAGTTGAGAATCCAGTTGTGGATGTTGTGATGGCAACAGCTGTTGCAGTTATTCCTGGTGAAGATGAAATAGCGACAGTTGGAGTATATGTGTATCCTTGACCTTGGTTGGTAATACTAATGAATTGAATACCGCCATTGACGAATGTAGCACTGGCAGTTGCAGTAGATCCAATTCCTACCAGGGTAAGAGTCTCGGAGTATCCAGCATCTTTAGTGCTATCATCGATTTCATCAACACCCGTATCGATGACTTCGTCCTCATAGCGGAAGACTTCACATCTCAATTCATAGGTATAAAGTTTCTGTAATTGATAAAATGGATCAGCACGTTCTACAAACTTGATTTCATATAATCTATCATCTAATGGAAAATATACTAAGTCGCCCTCTTTTGGTCTTGTAACGAGTTCAACATTTGACTCATTCTTCATCAAAGGTTGAATGTATGTCTCCCATCTTTCCTTTGAAATGACAAGCGTAATATCTTCTTGTGCTTGAACACCAAACTTGGAAAGTAAAATGCCAGAACCTTCATAGGCATCTGATTTAACATATGCCTCAATAGGATATGCATCATCAAATTTAGATTGAATTACCTCTTTGATGATTGTATTCTTTGTTAAATATTTTCTTGGAATATAATGAACATCAACTCCGTACATACGAAGTTGTTCGTTGATCAAGTCTTGAACAAGACCCTGCTCGCCTCCAGTTCCTTGTGTGAAATAAGGATTAAGTGCCATTACCCGATCTCATCAAGAGGTGGAATTTCATAAGTTGATAACATCTGCTCTTGAATTTCTTTCAATTCTTGAACAGCATCATCATAAATTTGTCTGCCATTGAGTTCAATTCCGCCAGGTAATTTGACCCCTTGGAACTTGATAAGATTTTGACCCCACTGTCTCTTCATAGTGGCAGTCAAATACTTCTTAATGAACCGATCGTTGTAGACTTTCGAGAAATCATTTGGATCAAGGATACGCCAGCAGTCGATAATGATATAATCCCCAGCAGCAAAATCTGACCAATCAGCATCAATATAAAGTCTTCCCTGTCTAATATTAAATCTTATCTGTTTGAGTGGATTTAATAAGTAATCAATATCTTCTAACTTTGTCTTGACCATTGAATATGACAATAATTCAAGTGAGTCAAAAAAGTATACATCATTCAACATCAACTGATATTTGAGGTTGAACATTCCAGAACTCATTGTTTGAGTTCCTGGAAATCTATAAATTTTATTTACTCCAATAATGGAATCTGGTAAAGGAATATAATTACCGTTTTCTTGGAAATCAAATTGTGTGGTTACTCCAACAGTTTGAGTTACAGTTGTTGTTGTAATTCCAACAGTTCCACCATTTCCTGCTGGTGCTCTTCCTCTATCAATATCGTCTTGCGTAATTTTATATTTCATGGGTGTCTGTATGACACCATCATAATGTCTCTCTTGAAAATATTGAATAGCATCATCTACCAGATCATCGATCTGTTCATCTGCAATATTAATTTCTAAAACAGGAGCACCGAGTTGCCTGAGACAATAGTCGATGAGACCCTGACGATTTGATGGTTGAGACATTCTATTAGTCCTCCTGATTTATTTAGACAGAAGAAGTAACACCAGCCCTAACCATTACATCTCCTTCAACAAGTCTATAAACAGTCGTTCCGCTACTTACAAGAACATCATACTTATATCTGCCTTCTTTAAGACCTTGGGTCATAGATGCCCCTAAACCAAGAGTTATGTTAGGATCATCTCCAGTGCTTCCTACACCTACGTTGAAAGTTCTTATAGCAAATAATGATGAACCAATACTTACCGATTTAGTTAAACTTGCTGCACCAGTATATCCTGTAAAATTGAAAGATGTGCCGCCGATAGTTGTTACAGAGTAATTTGCAACAAAACTAGCACCAGTAGAAATAACTTGGTTGACTGCGTGGGAAACACCAGATGTGGGGTCAAAGGTAAAACTAGCGTCCATTACTTGTTTGCGATTTGAATTAAGAGGTCTTTAATATCTGAAATGTCTTTCTTCAAATTATCTATATCATTTTTCATAGAATTCATATCTTCAATTTCACTTTCACTTCTTCTTTTTTTAAGTAAGTAATTACGATAGGCGCTATCGTTATTATTTACAACAGCGCCTGTATTAGGATCTCTATTGAGATCTGGATAACCTTCAACTTTCATTTTACCTCACAGCAATGGCACGAAGATCTTGAATAATTGGTGGTCTTGCTTGATTTGTTCCAGACATAACGATTTTAATTTGGAATCCAGTGAACTCTGGAAGATCATCAACAGACCACTCATAATCTCTAAACTCGCCAACTTTACTTGCTGGTGTTTTGGCGTTAGGGAGACCATTGTTTTTAGAAATGTCAATAACAGCACCCAGGTCATCAATATTATCATAACCTGGCATCAGATTGTATGGGACATCATCCAAATCATTTGTGTCATTGAAGATCTTATAAAGGACTCTAACATCAGATGATTCATCTCTATATGCCTTACAAACAACTCTCAATGAATTTGCAGGATTTTGCAGAGTAATATATTTGGAGACATATACCGCAGAATGTGGATCTTCCCCAGTAACTCTAATTCTGTTGTCCTGTGTATAATCATCAACAGGACTATTAATCCTATTTGAAGTTACGATTACGCCGACCCTATCGGTGTCAATAACTGGGGAAAGATAGGAATTACTGGTTTCAAGTGTAGCATGTAAAACCAGGGAACTAGTTTCCTCTGGACCTTGATCAATAATATTATTCAAATTAGAGAAGAAGATTTCATTTTCATCAGAGTATATTGCTCTTGGAGTCTCAAAATAAGTAGTCTCTAAGTTTTCAACAGAAGTGAATCCCATATCAACAAATGCCTCTTCATTACCATCTATGCTACTACCAGTGACGGTTTTTAAGGATAAGTCCAGTGTAGTTTCGGGAGGAACTACAGTAGAAACATTAGGAGTTGCTGCTTGATACTGAAGGTTACCTTCTGATAATGCACCACCGGCACCACCACATTGCTTATCGGTGTTAAAGTGGAGTTTGGGGAAACTCGTATTAACACTTCTATCAATACCGTCTAATGACATATCAACCTTAATTTTATATGTATCAAGAGTAATCCCATTAGTTGCTGTGGCATCACCAAGAACATGAAGTTTATTGATTCTTCTTAAAGAGACACCATTTAGTTCATACTTATTGATGAAATCTCCTGGTTTGTGTACAGTTGGAGTAGTACCATCAATACCTCTTGTTAGATTAGTTAAGGTTGTTCCTCCATCAACTCTAGTGTAAGAGAAGATCTCTCCATTACATACTGCATACCCAGGATTAGTGGTTCCAACACCAACATTCTCAAATGTTTCAAATCCACTGGCATCTTCAAGTATAACTGAATTAGTTGTTTGAATGGTTAGACCATCAGAAGAAATCTTAGTTGGATTTCTGTCTGGCTGAACGTTACCAATCAATACTCTTTGATTTGGCGCATTCAATCCATGATTTCTATGTCTTACCTGTAAATGCAATCCATCATTATCCGTATCTATTGTGACAGAATCAGCACGAACATCAACTAATGCAGCACCAGATGCAGTTAATGGAGTAAATACACCCGTTGGTGGGTCTATGTATGCCATTGTGGCAGCAGTTCCAGTGTTGAATACACCTTGAACTTGACCTAAGTCAAAGGATGAAATAGCAGATAAAATACCAACACTAATTCTTGCATCACGACCAAGTTTTGTAACACCAAGAGTTGTAATTCCAACCTCATCACCAACAGCATAATTAGATCCACCTTCAGTAATGGATACCGAAGTAAGTTCGCCATTCAATACCGTGACAGATGCCTTAGCACCAAAACCACTTCCTGAGAGAGTTGTTAAATCTGTATTTGCATAAGTTGCTATTCCTGAACTTGGTGTGTAACCAATACCAGCATAGGCAATTGTTGTAGAACCAGAATCCTGAGATATTGATCCATAAGTATTGATAATTACACCTTTAGCAGTTGTGTTATTAACCTGAGATACATTGACCCCTTCGATCAAAATGGTTGACTGTGCAGATGACAAAGTAGTTCCCAAACCAACATTTACTACTTGAGCATATGTTGTAAGAGGATTATATCCAAGATTGTAATTAATGGTGTTTCCATCTCTAAGTCCTGGATTATAGAATGATACAGTTCCTGGAGTATTTGTTACGAAATCTGCCCTTCTTAAGGTCATCTTCAAATCTTCATATTGACTTGGATCCCATGTGGATCCATTCTGTGACTTAAACAGTGATCCTAATAATGGTTGATTATCAATTACTCTTCTTGGAACATCTGGGTTTGTAACAGCACCGGTTATATCCTGCTCACCCATTCTCGAAATATATGCATTATATTCTTTACTATCAGATAGAAGAACAATAGCATATTCATGATTACCTTCTAAGTAAACTGGTGCATCAAAGGTAAATGTAGTTGGTTCTGTGGCATCCTGTGAAAGTTTTACATCTTCAGGATAAACTTCAACATCACTAAAAGCAAGTTTATTTAGTGTTGGAACACCATTTTTCATGGTTCTAACCTGCATAGTAACAGGTAGAGTTGAATCCTTAGTTGCAAAGTATGCGTCACAAGAAGTAATGAATAATCCTTCTGCTCTGTTTACATAGAAAGATTGTGCGAGAGGGTCCCACCCTGCTTGACAACCAATAACTGCACGATATCCACCTCTAACGCCCTGTGGATTTCCTGGAGCACTTGGCGTGCGTACAGTTCGTGAACCTAGATAACCAGGTACGTTCCTAATATTTGGAACAACGTCAGTATCAACCAAAACTGTTTGTGGAGTACCACCTCTACCACCGATGGTAGCAATAACCCATGATCTTCCGCCTCCACCAGATGGTGGAGATGGTGATCTTCTTGATCTTCCTCCTTGAGGAGGAGATGGTCTTCTAACATTTCTAAGAATCTTATCCTCACTTGTTTCACTGATAACTGCCTGACTGCTATTAAGAATAGTTTCCTTGACATCAGTCTGTGTAAATACTACCTGATGAAGAGCAGTAGATCTTACAGAAAGAACATCTTCCTCTGTAAATTCTAATACACCATTTGCTTGGAAATTCGCTTCTGCTGAAGTTGTATTAATCGCAGATACGAAGGTTATATTTTTATAATCACTAAGTTTAAATGTTTTTGTTCCATTTTCAAACTTTGGCGTATGTTTGTATGAAGGATCTGGAATATAAAGAGATCCAACTACAGAACCCACAGAATCAGTGACAAGTCTAACTTCTTTTACTGTTGCAACTGCACCAGATGTTTGACCTCTAAGAACCATTGCTGGTCTAATATACCCAACGAAATCGCCCTCAGACTGTTTAGATAATGAAGTTGTGTCAACGTTTAAAATTTTTGCAGCTGCAGTATAATTTGTTGGCAGTGGTTCAAATCCTTGAATAGATACGTTTCCTCCTGTGTTAATAGAGTCGTATGGATTCCTATCATAAACCTTGGTTGGTTGATCAAATGGTCCACTCTTGTGATTCTGCTGTGCTACTCTAAACAAAATAGAGGGATTAACAGATGGTGTGATCGAATATCTCTTCTCACTATTTGTACCTTCTGCAGGAGCATCAGTCACTGGAGTAGCACCTACTAATTCACCTTTTACAGTTTCGCCAACTTCAAAAACTCCACTTTCCATTTCAATTTCAAGAAGTTTTGGAGTCATGTACTCCGCAACGTCAACATTGTCAATTATAGGATATACCTTTGTATGAGGTTTCATCCTTGTAGCTGTCCATTCAATATTACGAGAACGCATATAAAGAATGGCATCTCTATTAAGAACTCTATTACCAACAACAACTTTTTCAATATGAGGGGAAGTGCTCTTAATAGCAGTGCCTTGTCTTGTAAATTCTCTTATTTCTGTGTCGTTAGTTGTTCTAGTGACCGTAGTCGTTGTGGTATTAACATCATCATTAGCATTCAGTCTTTTTTTCGTTGTTTTTGTAGTTGTTTTATCAACAAATCTATCTTCTCTTCCGATAACTCTATCAGACCAAGAACCCCACTCAATTTCGTCAAAACCCAATCCTTCATCAATTCCAACATGTGCAATTGATGCAACAAAATCAGGACCCAGAATATCTGTTTCATTTGTAGAAATAACCTTTTGATCTACCCAGAGATCGGAGGATGGGTATAATTTAAGTCTACCAACCCAATTTGTAACTAAGAATGGGTTAACATTCTCTGTTCTTGATGCTAAAAGGTTTTCTAAGTAAACAGATTCGTTATAATTAAGAGTAACAATATCACCAGTCTTTCTCAAATTAGGATCTGGTAATATATCATTATACCTAGTGTCAAGTGTATTTGAAGTTGTTCCAATACCAGCACTATTGGATGTTGTTCCTATTCCAGCAATAGCAGTAGTTGCAACTACAAGATCTAAACTAGTTGTCCAATGTGGTGGTCTCAGTTCACCATTTGTAGTATCAATTGCACATGCCAAATCTGGATTAGTTTGATCCTGAACGATGAAACTAGAGAAGTTATCTACAAAGAAACCTGCCTTAAATCTATCTAATCCTCTAGCATCTTGAATCGTAAATGCTTCGGTTTCTTTTTCTAAGAGAGATAACGCTGTGTAGAACTCAAGATTAGTAATCCTTGCCTCAAGACGACTAATGTCCTTCATTTGATATCTCTTGTGCTGCACTCTTTGGACTTGTGCAGATGATGTGCTAAAAAGATATGGCGGCAAAGTGACTTCCGCAATCTTCATTGCACCAGCAAGGTCGTTAGGTGGTTGTGGATTATCAGAAGATACACCTCTAACCACAGATACTTTCGCAAAAGAATCTAAGAAAATTTTGTCAATTCTACCCAAATAATAATCATAATCAATGAAAACTTCTTCACCAGAAACTAATGTATTGTTAACAGATTGTCCTGACTGAACATAACTTCTTGAAGAGAAATCAAAAGGTGATAGGTTACTAGATGAATCATATGTTCCAACTCTTGGTCTAATATCAATAATATCTGTATTTCTAACTCCTTCAAACTCTGGAATACCATTGCTATACAAACTATTATCAAAACTCTCAGATGTGAAGAAATCTCCAGTATCATTTGAATTTACAACAAAATTTTGGAAATATACTTTAATTTTTCTGCTAGGTTTTGTTCTATTCTTCTTAAGAATAATTCTTCCATAATCATAGAAAGAACCTCGTTGTCCATTATCTAAATCATAGTTTCTAGTGATATTATTATCACCATACGTTAAAGCATTTACATTAGCATTAACACCGCTTGTCTGACCTGTAATTGGTTCTCCCAGTTCAAATACTTTATCATTTAGATAAACAATTTCAATGGTTGTTGGTGAAATAATGTTTGTAATAACAGCAGCTGATTTGGTGCCTGGTGCTATCAATTTTTCTCCAAGAACAAAATCGGCAGTTGATAAAGTAGTGCCATCAATTGCAGTTAAGGTTGCTGTTGGAGCCTGTGGATCACTGGTAGTATTAGATTCATATATCGCAATGACTCTCAATACATCTGGTTTGTTGAGAGAAATTTTATCATCTTGAACTCTTGTTCCATAAACCGTGCTATATTCTAATCCATCTCCAAGAGTCGTTGTACCAATACCAGAAGATGGATTGATAGATCTATTAATAACAATTGAAGAAGTTGTATTGAGATTTTTCTTTTTCTCAATTAAATTGCTTTTAGTGAGAGTAGCGATGACTTTTATTTCAGTTTCACTCTCTCTGTCGAGACCATCGATGTTGCATACTTTACCATCACTGCTGATATCAAACATATCAGCAGTAAGGGGTTGTGTGGTGCCATCGGAATAAACTAAGTTATATCTGTCTTGATCAAAAGTATTATAAGTTTCATTTGCTCCTGGAATTGGTAGTGCTATTGAAAAATCAGATGACGATAAATTTTTATAAGTTTTTCTAATGACAATTCTAGAGTCGGTAAGATTTACAGAATCAATATACCTTTCATCAATACGAGTAAATAAAGTATTTTCATCAATATTAATAGAGTCTGCAGAAAGAACCTCTAACTGAATTTGTTGACTTGCCAATGGGGTGGCACCATCAAATACGTTCTTACATGTTTCAATACCAACAACTTCAATAAACGTACCAGCAAGACCTACATTATTGACCTGAAGAACTTTAGGATCCGTGCTTTCTGTAGAAATAAATCTAACCAGGCTAGTATCAGTGAGAATACCTACAAAAGTTCCCCTTGGACCAGTGATGGTACTAATACCATTGTCTCCACTTCTGCCAGTGATTTGCAGCAGTCCACTACTATTGGAAGTTACCCTTTGCTTAGTGGTAAATTTTAAATTTGCATTAAAAGTAGTAATACCTACAGTTGTTCCCTGATAGATTGATTTAACATCAGTTAAACTATACGCTGTGGCGATGGCAACCGTTGTGTTATTATCGACTCCATTAATAACAAGTTTTTCTCCTGCTAAAAACTTGCCTCTCACTCCACTCAAATTAAAAGTGGTTAAACTTGATGCATCTGAAACAACAAATCCAGAAGCACCACTATATTTCCCTTTTACATGTGATCCTTTTGCCAAAGATGAAAATGCCTGATTTACTGAAAGACCAGTAAATGGAGAGATATCGAAGAGACGAATAGTATATTCTGTTTCTTCTCCACTAACATTGGCAGACTCCATATTGAAGTCATAGATTTTACACTGTCCAATTTCTTCACCAGCTGGAGATGTTGAACCAACACCAACGTTCTTAACTACAGCATTTCTTAAACTTGCAGAAACAGTTGTACCAAAACCAACAACAGGAGATCCATGGACATTGTTGATCCTAATCTCAGGTCCAATGTTAATAGGAATTGGTCTATTAGTAACAGTCTCAGATTGCCTTGGTTTAGGAACTTCTAGAGTAAAATTAGATGTTTTCTGTACTTCAAATCCACGAACATAAGCTTTACCTGGAGTAATGACATACTCCATATTGTCTTCATTTACCAAGTCTCCACTAATTGGAGAAAAATCACCTGGATTAAATGTTCCATTGTTACCTTCAAAATTATTAAGTTGATTTTTAACAATTATATTGAAGGGTTTTACATAATAATCTCCAGATTCATCATATGTTCTTCTGGCAAATTCTGCTTTGATGTGATTATAATCAGTATTTTTAACAAAAGTTTGAATCTCGCCGTCTTCAACTCTTAAAAGTTCGATGAAACTAGTATCATCTTCTTCTAAAAATGTGGTCGGAGTAACATTCTTAGGAAAGCGAACATCAAGAACAGCAGAAATTTTCAATCTATCTGCACCTGGAGCAGCATAATTGCTAAATCCCTGAGCATTATCCGATAGACTGTCGTCGTCAAAAGATGTTACAATTTCTTCATCGATTCTTAAACCAACTCTCGCTGTTGGAAATGGAACGTATTGCGTTACAATAACTGTTTGAGTAGGTACAGTTACAAAATTACCTCTAATAAAATATATACCTTCCTCAATATGCGATAAAGCACCAGAAGAATTCGTGGTTATTTCATTCGTTCTTGCAAATTGTTGGTTCGCAGCAATAACACTATTGCCGTATGTAATTTCATCAAGAGTAACTAAAACTTCATTCTCAGTAAAATTAAAACCAGTTCTATCTAAAGATCCTGTTACTGGCGTATAATAAAGGGTTGTTAAACCTAATTCTGAATCTTCTGCGGAAAGAACATAATCAACTTTCCCCTCAAAACCAGACTGCTCTCCTCTTATTGTTTTGCCAATAAGTTGATCTTCATAAAGAGATAGTGGAATGCCGTTAAAACTATTATTGAGTACTACACAACTATAATCTTGCTGTAAGAATAAATTGCCAGGAATAACCTTCGCACCTTCTTTGAAGATGTGAGTGCCAAAAGTTTCAATTTGATTTTGTAAAATTGACTGTAAACCAGTTAACTCTCTTGCTTGAACAGGAGTTCCTGGTTTGAATAAAACCTTGTGGAAATTGCTTTCCGCATCAAAATCATCATAGTATGGTGCAACGTTGAGGTTAATTTCCTGTGGCATTTTCTTAGAATTCTAATACGATCTTGATGTCTTCTTTTTGGTTTTCTGAACGCAAAACAGATGGTCTGTTGTCAGCAAAAATAATTTCTCCACTCTGTTTTTTGACTTCGGGACTAGCAATCCCTTCATCAAATGTTAGACCTAAGAAGTAGGTCTTATTATTTAGAGTAGTAGAGACACCGCTAAAGTTTGTGTCAATAGCAACTACAGCATTACCTCCAGTAATGTTAAAACTGCTATTTGATGGATCCGTAAGAGTATTTTTAAACTCAAGTCTTTCAAAACCAAATTGAGGAGAGACTCCTGTTGTAGACGAAGTAGAAACCTGCCTGTCTTGCCAGTACTTCAAAACACCAGTCGTGCTATCCCAAGAGATAACTCTACCAATTGCTGTAGATCCAAGTCCAACTGTTTGTGTGATAACAGCATCTGGTTGGAAAACAATAGAACTTAAGATTGGAGACGTGACCTTTAAAGCTCCAACTCCACTTGCTCTATTTGCAGTCAAATATGTTGGTGATGATTTTACAGAACCATATACTTCTGGATCCTTTACAATACCAACTCTTGCAAAATGATTTCCTGTAATAAAATCTGGATTAGTAACATCATTTTCTAATCTGGAATAAATCATTGTTCTGGTTGCGCCAAGTTCTCTATAGATATCAGCGCCATGTCCGCCTTGTGGAGGAATAATTACATTAAAAACAGCATCAGTTGAAGATGTTGAATTTGTAATTCCAGAACCCTCAAGGTCTACTGTTCCGTAACTATATCCTTCTCCACCACTAGAAACGTCAATAGAACCAATTTTGCCATCTGGAGTAACTGTAACAGTCGCTTTTGCATCACGACCATCTCCAAGAATATCTACATTAGAATATGAAGTTGCAGTTCCATATCCTGTTCCTGCATTAGTGATCGTAATAACCTTTAATTGACCACTGGTTTTTGAGTTGTCTCTTACTGAGGCGACAGCAGAATTAGTTTCCCAATCTTCTGGAACAGGAATAAAGTTTGTTGAATCAAACCTAATAATTTCACTTGGAGTTAATGTATAAAGATATTTCCAAATATATCCATCGCCACTAGTTCCAGCAGATCTTGGTTCTAAGTCTGTAAATAAAGGTTCGTCGAGTGAGGGTCTTCCAGAAGTATTATCTGGGTCCATTCCATTTTTAAGACAGATATAGACTCTATAGTCCCTGTTAATTACATAATAATTTGCACTGTATAAATTAGTAGCACCAGAAACTGGAGAAATATTTGATCTACTATAATCATGACGATACATATCATACTTTGTTCCAGATGTCCAAGTGTTTTTTGAAACAACTCTTCTTATATCATCTGAATTTATTTTCTTGAGACTAATAATAGTATCCCAATAATAATTTTCATCATCAAAACTATCTTTTGGAGATGGAGGATCACTGTCCCAATTCGATTCTAAATCTGCTGGGTTAGGCAAACCAACCCAGGTATAGTAATTGCTAGTTGTAGTTGCAATTCCCGCTCTAAAATTAGCGGCATTCAAAATTCTCAATTGATCAGTTATGATAGCAGCCATTTACTTGGAACAGTTTTTTTCTATTTATCACACCACATAACCTTTTGATTTTAGTTTTGTGGTCCTATTTACTAATGTTGATGTTGTCAATCCAGCAATACCCTCTAATGTTTGAGCGGAAAATTCCTTAGTGATTTCGCCCATTGTGATTTTGCCCCAACTGTAATTACCTGCAAAGAATGAAGTTCCAATACCAACCGTGGAGTCGCCATTTAATTCTTCTACCTTTACATTTACTCTTGTTACATAAGTAACAGCAGTTCCAACAGAAACATCTGTAGAAAGACCAATTGCCGTTGTTGCAACACCAACAATTGATAATGAATCAACGATGTATACATTGTCAAAGAATGAAATACCAGTTCCAACAATATTATCTGCACTATCCAGAGAATTAATAGAGGTCTCTGCAACACCGACACTTGTATCGGTAACAACGAAGTAATCTCCAGTTGAAATACCACTAATCGTAATAGCAGTTCCAACAAGTGCAGCATTTCTAAAAGCAGAATTCATTGGAATAAAGAGATCAAAGTTCACCATATTATTTCCAGTAGATCCAATACCAACAATTATTCCAGAGTCACCTTCAATTACACCTGCTTCAATATCTAAAGTTGTTGGTCCAGTTGGAGAAACAAGCACTTGTGGTACGTTCGTATTTGTATAACCAGCACCTGGTCCAGTGACAGTTACTACAGAAATTGTTCCGCCTGCGCCAATAGTAGCAGTAGCAGTAGCTGTTGATGTTACACCTAAAGGACTTGCGACAGTAACTGTGGGTGCTACTGTGTGTCCATATCCAGAATTATCAATACTCAATGTTACCGTACCAAATCCAGAGACAGTTGCACTGATTTCTCCCGAATAAGTATTCTCTTGACTGATAAAGGTAATTTTATCATTATCTTCTTCTGCTTCATTGGTAGCAGTAAACAATGGTCTGAGTTTATCGACATAGATGAATGTCGAACCAATACCTACATTATTAATCAAGTATGATGATGGGAAAATATTTGGTTCGTAAAGAAGTCTATCTTTAGTAACTTCTGTTCCATTAATAAAGATATCTTCCTGTTGCTTACACCAGGTTACAGGTCTAGAGAAAGTAGTGTCAGTAACCACGCCAACGCCAATATAAGGATTTGTATCAACAGTATTAACTGATTCTATCTCTGTGACCGTTCTTGGATCTTGACGATAGAATGGTGCGTAATCACCATCTTCAAGTCTTACAGTGTCACCAACTTTAATTGTTTCTAAGATATCAAAGAATTCGACATCAACACCTTCCGTTCCTTTATAGAACATGATGGAAACTGTATCGCCTTCTTTTGGTGCTTCTGTAAATCTAATTTGAGAACCACCATTGAAAATATAACCTGCTCCAGGAACTTGAAGAATATCGTTTATAAAGACAATAAGTGTTTGTTCAAGATCAATCAATGAACCTTTATTGGTATTAATGGAATATGGTTCTCCTTCTCTTGTCATTTGGAATGTTTTGGTTGTTCCATCAAATTCGTCAGCAAACGAATCAAGAACTTCTAAAGCACCAAAATGCCATGCAGAGAACTCATCAAATGCAACTGATTCAATATTGATATTGAAGGGAACAAAATTGTTACCAGCAGTTATATCTGTTGGAATTCCTGCAAGTCCCGTTGTTGGAACAGTAAGGATTTCTTTCTCAAGATATCCATATCCAGTATTTCTAATGGTGAAGTTGATAACACTAGAACCTTGACCAACTTGAATATCAACTCTTGCCTCTGTTCCTAGACCAGCACCGGTAGAAGCAGAATCATAGTGAAGAGGGATGTTGCTGTAAGATATTGGAGAGTCAATAACTACTTTTGGTGGATTTGTCGAAGTAAATGCACTCCCAGCAGTGTATGGTGCGTCCAAGACAAGTTGAGTTACGTGTCCTCCAGAGACAACAGCAGTGCCAATAGATATAGTTTCTGTATCGGACTTAATACCAACATTATATACTACATCATATACTACTCCACTTGTTTCAACACCTACTCGATAACCAGATCCAGTATTTCCTAATCCAAGACTCTCAATCGTACCAATGCCAGAGATAATGGCAGTTGCACCAGCTGCAACTAATGGTTGATAACCAAATCCCTCACTAGAACCTACGGAAATGATAACTCCACCAACTGGCACACCACTAGAATTTACGTCACTGGTAGCAGAAGCAGCAACACCAGTAAATACAATGTCAGTCTGCCCTGAACTTTCAGTGAGAGTAAAGTTGTTTGTATCTGATCCCATTGATGGAATCTGAGCAATTTGATTAACAAGAACGAGTGCATTATCAGTGCTGAATCCAGCAACTTCTTGATTATCTACCGTTAATGAGAACGTTTTGTTGATTCCATTAAATCCTCTATTGATATTATCAAACACATAGTTAGTTGAATATGTGTGAGTAGAGAGACCCAGTGCCGAGTTTCTCATGAATGATCTTCCGCTGAAGGTTGTATGGGTTTGGATACCTGTCCAATCAAGAGCATTTGGATCATTGGTATCTACAACTGGAATTGGACCTCTAGGAGCAGTATAGAAATTAAGGGTGTTTCCAACAATGTTGTACGCCCCCTCAAGTTTAGTAACTACAGATCCAGTCGCATGGAATACGATTGGAGTACCCATCCATCCCCTCTCAACAACAATTCTATTAGTGCTTCCAATACCTACAGAGCTTACCTTTACAATTTCATCATCTATTCGTAATAAATCTGCACCAAATATGGATGTCACTCCAGTCAAGTTTACTCCTGATACACCAAACACTAAATCAGTAGTCAATGCCTCTGTGATTCCAACAGAAACTACAGGATCTTGAATGTTATTATCAAGGGCAATCAATACCTTACTATTTTGATCATTTGCCTGCAGTACGTGTGAAGTTCCAATACCAACTGATGTAAAGTTGAAAGTTTTAAGTATCAAAGCATCTTCTGCAGAACCAGCAAATCCAAGTCTTTGATCATCAATCTTGACAGCATATAAATCAAACGGAAGTTTATCTGTAGATATGCCAGATACAGTTGTTGTGGCGATGCCAATATTTGAAGTTGTGCCAGTTCCAAGAGAAGAATATGTGAGTCTTTCTCCAGTCACAAAGAAATGATTTGGAATGGTAACAAAGTTACTTGAAAGTGAAACAATGCTAGTGTCCTCAGCGTTGAAATTTCTTGTAAAGATTTGAAGACCATCATGATAAAGACCAAATGATCTTCTAACATCAGCCTCTGTTCCTCTATAAAAACCATCTACAGATTGAATTGCATCTTCACCAACCTCTATCTCAAATGGTTGAGTTATATTTTCAAATTCTGCTGTATGTGTAATAGATCTAACATTTGTGATTATACTTGGATTAGGCACAAATGAAATCGATATAACTCCATCAGAATCAGTTTGAATACCAAATGTCCCCAATCCCGATTGTGATGGAGTAGTGTCAATAATTGCATAGTCTACGGCAATTTGAGTTGCCGTGTTGCCAATACCATTAATTTCTACACCATATTTGTATCCATTTGTTACATCAGTAACTTCGACAAATGAATATCCACCATCATTTGGATCAACAAATTGAATGATAGTGGTAATTCCAGGAGATCCAGATGCAGGAATTGAAGTAAATCCTGCAATTATTCTACCATTCTTTATCTGAGTTGTAGAAATTCCAACAGTACTAACTCCAGATTTGAGTCCTGTCGCGAGTATATTGAAAGTAACTGCGGCACCAACAGCAGTTGCTGGAGTATAATTTAAATATACAATTGAAGAATCTAGTTCTGCTCCAAATGTTCCAATGCCAGGGTAGGATAATGTTGTAGATGAAGTATCATTTGTTATTCTTGCATAATCAAGAAGATAAACATCACTACCATCTTGAATAATATTGACATTGCTCATCTCTTGAATTCCGTCTTGATCTGCTACCACTAATAGTTTAAATGCATTATATTCTGCAGTATCAAAACTGAAGATGTTAACGGCAGTACCAACACCAGAAGAAATTTGTCCACCTCTATTTTCAATTTGTGCAATGTCGGATAAAGTAGTAGCGGCACCAACTAAAGTGGATATGCCAACTGCAGAGAAAGTATCTTTAGAGAAACTAAAGACTTGTCCTTGAATATCATAATTATTGAAACTAAACTTTTCTGGATAGAATATAAGTTGTCCTTCATCGCCGGAAATTGAAAAATCATAATAAGAATCAAATCCATTACTGAGAATTCCATATTCTTGAATATGTGCCGTACCAGAATCATTGATAATCAATTCAACAATTCCCATAGAAACATCAGCAGTAAATTGAGAATCATGTGCCTCTAAAACATACTTTCTAGCTCTTACTTCATCTAGTTTAAAGGTATCAACAACAGAGAATCTCTCAGATCTTGGTTGACTATTAAATTCACCACTAAAATCATCGATGCTTAGAACTCTGTTTCCAATAGACTTAGTATGATCTATAAGTTCTTTATTTTCAAATATCACTTGATAAGAGAAAGTGCTATCTGAAACTGTTTTGGTCTTTTCAGTAGCATAATCAAAATCATTGTAGCAATATAATGGTGTTACAGATGAAAGTTCAACATTTGTAGTAACATCACTATCTACATTAGGTTTAGTTCTTACATTTTCCTCAATTTCACTCTCAACAACCATATTTGAAAACTTCTTAAATCCTGAAGTGTGGTTTAAAGAAGAAACTGGTTCATCCCAGGAAGAATATGGAATCTTTGATTTGAGAGCATAAGAGAAATACTGATAGTAGTCACTATCATGAATTCTTTGAGTATTGATGCTTGTCTTTCCTGTTTCTTTGGTCCATCCAGATGACCTGATGGGATCTGCTGCAATATAAAAATACGATTCATCATCATACTTTTTGATGACTATTCCAAACTTTCCACTAGATACTCCATTAACAACGTCTCCCTCTTGGAAGTCGCCTCCAGTAACTTTAAGAGTCTTGGAATTATTGTTCCATTTAGAAACTACACCTTTAGTTTCGCCGTTTGAAACATCCTCTCCATCATAAAAATCAACTGAGAACAAACTAATATCAAATGTTGGCAGATAAGATGCTGGAATCATCTTGCCATAACCCTTATCTACAGAGTATCCTCCTGGATCTGTTACAGTTGATGGAAGTTGATACTTAACACTTCCAATACCGCCAACATTGGCATTAATTTCAATAAGTTTAAACTTTTGATAATCATAGTCAGATGAATTATATCCAGATCCAGCAGTGGCGAGACCAACGTTTTCTACATAGACTTCATCTCCAACAGCAAATGGGAAGGAATCTGAGAAACCAGTATCAAAACCAACAGAAACTATTCTACTCGAAGAATCATAAGTAATGGTTTGAATTCCAATGCCATTAGAATTCTGTGTTGGAATTAATATAGGTTGACTATTTGATAAAGTATTTGTGTTCTCAAGAACTTCAATCTTAGTAATCCTTCCATTCTCGACTTCGGAGTAAATCTTTACACCATCTTTTACTAAATTAGTCGTTGAATCTTTGACCAACCATGTTGGTGGTGTGGTATAATTTTTACCACCAGATGTTATTCCAATTTCTCCAATTGAATAACATTCATCTAAGATCAATACTTGAGGAGCATTTGCAAATACCTTAAGAGTTGGATCAGAAGGGTAATTGTATCCATTATCCTCAATGAGAACTGTTTGAATTTTACCCATGTCCCCAATGGGAGTAAGATTTGCCCCCGTCCCCTTCTCAGTGATAACTGATGTTATGCCAGGAATAGATGTATATCCACTTCCTCTTTGAACAATATCGATTCCTGCAATGGAACCCATAGCGTCAGTTTTTCTACTAGAATATTTGAGTATGGAATTGTCTGTCGTATATTCAGTTGCTTCTGTTTTTCTTGCGATATCATAAGTAAAGGTTGTTGTTCCAATCCCTAAAGGATAAGCAGAGAAGTTAAAAAGACTACCGCCAACTACAATCTGGTTGTATTTGTTCTGCTCTTCATCAATAATTAACTCAGATTGCTCTTTTGAGATTAAACCAATATTTGCATTTTCAAATTTATAATACAGAGTTTTAGGAACATTAGAGTCAATTCTTATTGTCAGTGCTGCATCAGTTGTGACACCAACAGTTCCTACTTTCTGAACATTGAAAGTTGAATTATTTTTGGTAGTCAAAAATTTATTTTCAAATAACTCATCTGTATAGATGTTCATATCAAAAGCACTTATTCTCACTCCACCGACAAGATTACTCAGAGATGTGTCTGTAAGTGCAAATGAAACTTTAGAACCTTTGTAAGCAGAAACAACCGGATTTATCTTGGATACAAAGTTTTCACCACTTCCACTGGAGGTGATGTTAATTGGAGTACAAATACCAACATTATTTCGTGCATCGCGGAATGTAGAGGCAAGTTTTATAGTATTATCGCCCATGATGATCGCATAGTATATTCCATTATCTACCAGTCCACCTGGAGCTGTTCCAGTTGTTGTGAATATAACTTTTTGACCGTCTCTGTCTATTTTGTGATTTGGAATTGTCAAACTATCTGTTGTTGATGTAACACCGGTAATCAGTGCTCTATCAAAAACAATTCTTCTGTGATAATTATTATATTGAACAAATGACTCATTGATTGTTGCTGGTTCTACTTCGATATCAATAAGGTCATCAAATTTCAATAGATGTGGTTCAGATGTTGTAAATGTTGCCTCATGAGTTTTTAAAGTAGCAGTTAATGGATTTGTTAATGCTTTGAATGAATGAGTGGTGCCTGCACCAACTCCAGTAAATGAAAGTCGAGTTCCTACCTGAAGACCTGTTGATCCAAGTCCAACTGATTCTGTTGAAATACCTAAAAGATCATCACTTATCTTAATAGCGTAGATTGTCGTAGCAATTCCAACTGGCAGATCAAAACTGAAAGATAAATTAGATACCTCAATGGGTGTCTCTCCATTTGCAGAATACTCTAACTTGTCTCCTGTTTCAAAGGAATGATTTGGAATAAGTATTGAACTGAATGGAATAACTCTAGATGTTCTTCCTATTCCTTGACTATAGTTTATATTATTGAGATGTGGAGGAGTAATATTATTAAACTGTTCATAAGTAACTGTTGTTCCAATACCAGCAACACCATTACTAGTTGTTGTTCCCAAACCAACAACTTCGGATGGATTAAAATATCTCTGGAAAGTTGGAGGATTTGTGGAAGTAGAAACACCGCTATCATTATCTAAATAGAATCTAGTTTCAACTTCTGTTATTAATTGACCAGTTGAATAAGCAGCACCAACAGTTCCATTATATTCTCTTTGTATTTTTACTCTGCTGTTGAGGGGGTCTACGTTTAATACCTTAATCTGTTCTCCTATGTTTCCAGCAGTTCCAAAACCTAAGATACTATTTTCTCTGAGAACAAGTTTATTAAAATCACCAGATATTCTTATGGATGTAGTTAAACCAGTTGCAGAAACATCACCAATTGTTTGATTAAGAGACCAGAATTTGGTGTTTAATCTTCTAATAGTGATACCGAGGTGATTCCTATATCCATTGGAGTTTAAATCACTGACAAAAACCGATCTTCTATTCTCTAGATTATGTGCAGTTGTTCCATATCCAACAATATGTCCACCATCTGCAGAGAAAAGTTCAATATTTTCAAAAGTTTTTGATGAGGAAGCAATAGAAACTACTTTTTTACCTTCAATCTTAGTAACTTTTGCAATAGATTTTTTACCTAAAGTTGGAGTTTCTTGATCAAATACAACAAAATCTCCAATTCTAAAACTAGAACCTGCGGAGACAATATCGACACCAGTTACCTTCCCTTTTTTGATTACTTTAATTTTTGAAATTTGTTTTGGATCATCGATAGAAGAATCCAAGTAATCATTTGTACCATTCTTATTATTGACCGCAGTCGCTTTGGTATTTCTGTACAAATCATCATATCTCTTAAATGAGACTTGGTTTGCATCTTTATCATCATTTTCAAAGGTTGGTTTTGCATTATATGTGTTTCCAATAAAATATGGGAAAGTTGGAAGTTTGTAATTTTTAAACTTACCATCTACAGATGGAGATCCAGAGTCTATTGTTGCAAAATAACAATATTTTCCTTCTGGATAATCTGGTGTTTTGCAGAATCTACCATTATGCTCATCAAGGTCTCCTGATTTTGTAAATGCAAAATCTTCGACAAAGAAACCTACTGGATAACTAGAGGGTCTTCTGGAACTAGTGGATTCTTCATAACCAGAAACCATGGATCTAACTGTTCCACCCTCTGGTGTGTCATATCCATATGGTCCGTAAATTGGACAACCATCATATGCCCATCCGATAATTGGAGAGTGATTTGAACTATTTCTCTCAAAACCGTCAAAGGTAAGATCAAAAGTACCAATTATAGGATTACCATTAGGTGAGATTGAATTAATACTCTTTCTAAGATCTCTGGGAACATAATAAGATCCCAGAGATCCACTAGAAAAATCATTTAATTTTTCATGAATAAAGGTATCTGAATTCGTTACTCTCTCTGTATTTCTTTGTGTATCATTAATATTCCACGTCTTAATATTAGCACTCGCTGAGGCACCCTTACCAGCGGGTGTAACATGCACAAACGATGTATCCGTAGTGAATCCAGCTCCACCTTGATTTACTGTTACGGAAACAAAACGACCATTTTCAATAATAGGTGTTAAAACTGCTCCTGTGCCAAGTCCAGAAAGTGTTAAACTGGGTGTAGAATTGTAATCATATCCTGGATTTAAAATTAAAACCTCACTAATTTGACCTTTAGAGATGATTGGTTTTAGTTGTGCTCCAGAACCAGACTCAAAGGTAATGTTTGGTTCACGATTGAAATTAATAATTTCTTCGTTACCATAGTCCTGTCCACCTGAAATTAGATTAAGTTTATTAATATATCCCCTGAACCTTGGTTTAATATTCGCCGCAAAAGTTTCGACATTAGACGTTTCAATGCCCGAAATTCCTTTAATGATAACTTCGATTTCTGGGAAGTTGAAGATATGTGTTCCAACACCAACTGAGTATAGTTCGTTGACAATCTTTCTATCAAAGTTAACTGTTGTAGCAGTTGTCCCTACTCCAGCAACTGCTAATTTAAAACTATCTTTATCGCTATCTAAAATATAATATTTTTGAGTGGTTGATAAACCAGAAACCGAAGTCCCTTCAAATGAATATTTTACAATATCACCATCTACAAATCCGTGATTGTTGAAAGAAATAGTGTTTAAAGCAGTATTAATTCCAGATGAAGGGACTTCTATTCTATTGTTTCTATATCCAGAACCAGCATTTTCTACAGACAAAGATGCTAATACCCTCTTTGTCTCTACTGTTTTGAATATATGATTACCTACACCAAAAGAAGTGATATTGATAGTTCCAATACCAACAAAGGAATCATCTGAGTTTGTGTGTAAACTGATATTATGTAAATCAATTACTCTTGCAAAGTAAGAAGCGTTATCTCTAAGGATGTCATCACGAACTTCGGATAATGCTGTTGAACCAATTCCAATTGGTGTTTGATCATTGCTATTATAAACAATGAGATCGCCGGTTCTAAGTCTATGATAAGTTGAGAACCCAATAGTATTTGAAGAAGTGCTAATATATCCTGCACTTTCACTTGTATCTGTAAAGTTGACAATAATTTCTGATTTTAAGTTTGCTCTAATTACTGCCCCTTGTCCGCCACCACCACGAACCTCAACAACTGGATTCTCTATGAAATCACTACCAGGATTTAAAACATCAATTGATTGGAGAGATCCGATGACATCTGCTGTTGCAGTAGCACCAGATCCAACAGGATCGCCAATAATAACTTTCGGTGGATTTATTACATCATAATCTTCTCCACCGCTCAATTGATTAAATGACTCAATATTATCATAATAGATGAAATCATTTGATTTGTAATTGATAATATTGACGCCATTTACAAGAATACCAGTTAGTCCTTGTTTTGTAGATACTTTAGTTGAGATAGTCTCAGGACTTCCTGGAATAAACGTTAATTGTTTTGTAGCATCAAGTCTATTTTTAAAACTTAAAGATGGATCAATAGATTGATCGGTTGCAAAACCAGTAATAGTTTGATATTTTTCAAAATAAATGTCTGCTCTTGAAGCAGCTAATTTGAATTGATTATCATTGACTTTCTTTACAAAATATTCACCTTCATCAAGCGTTCCTAAAGGAGTTGTAAAACGAGCAATGTCTACAATCACTCCATTCTCTCTGGTAATGTCAAGAGTGATATCTGGAGTGTAATGTACTCTCTCACCAGTATATAAACCATGATTATTAATATTAAAAGTATCTCCACTGAATGCAGTATTCTTTAATTCAATTTTACCAGATTCTGTTTCAATTGGATCTCTGTATTTTGGCAAAGAGTTTGATGCAATGTAAACATTGTCATCCAAATCACGATACGCTGCCAAAACATCTGGTTGGAATACATTTAAATTTGATTGCTTTGAATCGACAAAGGAAATGTCTCTTCTTACAATAAATGGTCCTTTTGCTAAATTAATTCCAGTCAGTTTATTTGATTCGACAATATTATTGCTTTTGACTTTTTGAATGGTTCCGGTAAATGTATTTCCACTTCCATCTGTAACTGTGATAGAATCACCAGATCTAAACATATGGGCGTCATATGTTTGAATTGAATAACCATTGAAGATCGCTTCAATTTTTTCTACATCTAAAGTAAAAGAATTGTTATAAATTAAAGAATCTTCTACCAAATTATCTCTAATAGAACCAAGAGATTTCAAAGTAATAATATCTTCTTTCTCATAGAAAGGAACATCATTAGATACTTGAGTGAATTCGTTAAGAGATCCCTTTACTTTGAATTCAATTTTATTTCCATCATCGTCATAACCATAACTTGAAGTGTTATTGAATAACTCAGTTTTATCTAAAATTATCGATGAAATTCCAGAGCATCCAAAAAATTGTGTATTTGATTTTGAAGTATATTCAACTAATCCATTAACACCATTAGAGAAATCAACACTCAATGTTCCTGTTGTTCCAAAACCAACAGTAGAGTCTACATTAATGACCGTAGAACCAGAAGATACGTTTCCTATCACTCTGGTATTTGAATCCATACTAAATTCACCAAAGATTGTTCCAAATACATTGGTATCTGCATCAAAGAGATAATCAACATTAATCCTGTAAAAGTTTTTGTTGCCTACTTCTTGAACATCAACAACTGATCCAAATGAAATATTTTCACCCTTATCATTATCCTGATAAATCGTTTTTGTCTTAAGATCTCTTAAATCTCCAGTAACTGGAACTACAGTTAGTTGCTTTGTTCTTCTATATCCAGCATCTGATGGGATAAAGAGATCATCTTGAGGTTTTATGACCTCAACATCTTCTCCAAAGATTGATCTGAATAAAATCTCAAAAGATCCCTTCGTTCCCTTTGAAGTATAAAAATCTTTTGCTTGACGAATAAAGTTTACAACGTTTAAATCTGTTGCTAACTCTCTATCTTCAAATCCAGGCAAAAATTGAACTTTGAGTTTTCTTAAAAACTCATTCAACAAAATTGCAGATAAGTTTTTAACAGTACTACCATTAACGTGAGATTCTGCCTCACTTTGTTCAAAAACAAGTTCACTGGGATTGCTTACACTCCTATAAGTAGTGATCCCACTAAATCCACGAATACATCCTGTAAATGCTGTATCTGTCTTGCTAGTGTATGTAATAATTTCGTCTTCAATTTGCAACAGACCATATCTATCAGGCCAACCACTTGTACTACCAACTGGAATGGTAGCATCAAATTCTTGAACGTCCTCAGTGATAGAAGTAAATCCAACAATAGAGGAATAAGTTCCAACCTTTACATATTGATCAATATTTTCTAAAATATTGACAGGAGCACCCTGAAACTCAACTGAGCGATAATATGTCTCTAAAAAATCTACAGATCTTTGAGATTCAGATAAAACAAACTCTGGCAGTTGATTTTCAACTACGGATTGGATTTTTACTCTCTTTTGCAACATTTTATCTCGTTATAGATCTGTAAGTATAACTTGAGGATACCAAATAATTTGAACCAGACTCATTTGCTCCAGAAGAGATAGTGTCTGGTATCATATTAATAGAACTCTTACTTATATCTAGTTGTAAAAATATATCCTGTAATCCAATAACATCATTTGATTCTGGAGTCGCAGAAATTTCAATAATAGGAGTTTCACCATCAATTTTTTCAGTTCTTACGATATTTACAGTACCTAATTTAATTTCTCCACGCTCATAGTCAATTGTTCCAGCATTACTCCTAACAACGGAACCTTCAGTCTCTGAGATTTTTCTAATGAAGTTAATAACACCAGTTTTTCCATCAGCATTTGGATTATCTGCCAAATACAATTCACCAGCATAACCATCGATATAAAAACCGGATGATTTAATATTTGTATGCTTTACAAGACTTGATTTTGTAAAATTAATGGATGAATTATTGTCATCAGTGAGTGTACCATCATTTCCTGGCAGAATTTGAGTTGCTGTTTCAAATCTTTCAGTTTTAAATAATTCACTTCTTTGAATATGCATTTTATTGCCATAACAAATTTCGTAACCTGCAAAAGAATTCAAAACAGGTCTTAAATCGCGTCTCATCGTAATATTTGTAATATTAGATGTGATCGCAGAATTTGTATTGTCAATGGCACATAATAACTTACTGTATTTTAATTTAGAACCGAAAGAATTGATATTTTCTTTTGCATATTGATCTACAGTATTAGTTACGAGAGTTTTCAAAGAGTCAGGAGAACTAAACTTGTTTGTGTTGTAATAAACCTCTGAGTCGATCTCAATAAAGAGATAAGACAAGTCAATAATCTTTGGAACAATGCCAGCAACAGAATATTGCTTTAATCTAGACTCAATATTATTCTTAATGAAGTTAGAAATGTAATTTGCATTGATTGGTTTAATGCCAATCATAACTCTTCCATATTGAGGAGGTGTTAACTCCTCTCCACCAAATACAATTGATGATTCTGTCTCTGGAAATATTCTTTTTACGATTGTTTGATAATCTGTAGTAGTTACGGCACGATTTTGTGCGGCATAATTCTTTGGAGCATAACTACGAACTGATTCGACGCTTTCAATCTGCCCACCACCGGTAGATTCATTGGTAAGAGAGATTGCAGAGACACCAGTAGTGACAACTCGATTTAAATTATCAAATAATCTTCCAGCAAACGTAAAATTCCTAATTCCATTTGCATCTTCGCCACTTGTAATGATATAAGAAGCACGAATCACATTTCCATCTTCAAGTTTCTTGCCAAAAATACCATCACCAAATAAAATCTCATATCTTTCATCTGCAACTTCATTTAAGAAGTATATTAAAGAATTATTATCGACATCAGCAATATTATCGATAAGAGTATACTTTGCATACTCCCTATCATTTGAAAATTCTGAAGTTTTAACGTCAATGTTTAGTGTAGATGTATCAACATCAGTATTTGGAATAATAAACTGTTGATTTGTGAGTGAACTGTTATAAGTGAATGTATTTCTTAAAAATGTTCCTTCATAAATCTCAACGTCGGTGAAAAATGCAATTCCATCAACTACATTTGACGTAATACTCTTAGGAATGCAGAATGTGAAGTTAGATCCACCAAATTGATCCGATACTGCAACTAATCCCTCTCTTAAGGTTAACGTAGATGGGTTTGTTGATAAAGAATTCGTATCAACAAAGAAACTGACCGTTGCCTTTGCTGCTTTTTTTGAATCTGGAAGATATCCAATATTTCTTGCCAGTGCTACAATATTTTCTCTTAATGTTGCACTATCAATGAACACCTCATTTGCCAACATATTGGCATTATATGATGAGATGTAAGTATTATACGCTAAAATGTCAATTAATACCGAAAAGTTTGACCCTTCAAAGTCAAAATCAGTAAAATTGGAATTTGCACGCAGATAATCTTTAATCTGCTCTTTTACTTGATCAAAATCAAGATTGGAAAATTGAGTTAATGGCATTATCTTGTGCCCTGGAGGATAAACTCTACGTTTTGTAGTGAATTTGGTTGCCCTACAATATAATAAGCAATTACAACGTTATATCCATTGTCATCATACTGTGGAGTTACAACAACACTATACAAAATCACTCTAGGTTCAAAATTTTTAATCGTAGTTTCGATTTCAGTTTGAATAATACTTGCTGAACCATAATCTAATAACTCAAAAAGGCTTTTATTAATTCTAGAACCTAAATTAGGTGCAAAAAATCTCTCTCCAAATGAAGTTAAGATCAAATTACGAACAGATCTTGCAATTGCTGAGGCATTTGATACAACAGATAGATCATTCGTGATCGGATGCTTCAAAAATGAGAGAGAAATGTCTTTAAACCCTTTAGAGATTGCTTGAGGCACTACTTTTGAGTCATTTTATCTGCTTTATTTAGACTACTTTCTTGAGGAAATCCAAAAAAACCGTATCCTTGAGTAAAATGACTCGGTCCACACTCAAAAATTGGTGCTTCAAGTGCCTGTATTTTCGTCTTTTTCTCTTTCTTCGTCAGTTTTCCAGTAATATTCGTCACAATCCCCCAATCTTCCCCATCTAACTCCATTTTCAACTTGATAATACCGTGTAGAGACCTTGAAATCGGGCGTAAGAGGCGTTTCTGGAGTGATGGATAGGTCATAAATTCTCATTCTATTGTTTGGATACAGTGCAAATTGTCCATTTTCAAGTTCAATGCAGTTATGTGACTTATGTTCATCAGGAATTTCACTTACATTACAGTTAGTAGTGTCAATATCAGGATGAAAATTGTCTAAAGTAAACAAATATTCCCCTTTCATATTACCAAAATTACGTGTTCGTAACTCAAAATCCATACTTCCTATGAATTGCTTCTCAATACAACGTACTCCATAGTCCATACAGTTCCAAAACTGTAAGTTTGGTAAATCTAAATCTGGTGTTGGTGTCTCAGGACGACTTAAAAATGCACTGATCGGTAATTTATCAAACATTGCACCATACTTTGGCAAATATGTCTCAAAATAAAAAGCGCGTCCAGGAATCGACTTTGCCGAAACCCAAACGCCCT